CAGCACCCGAAGGAAGTTCGGTGAAAATAGCTCTATTAATAGTCACTGTTTTTTTAAATTTAGAATCTAAAGCAGTTTGAACACAATTGATAGATGAGATAAAATTAGAATAGTATTAAGTCTTATAATTTACTACACCATGATCTTCATAAATTATAGGAACGTACCTTGTATTTTTTTGAGCAGTTACTTTATTATTCTGTCTATCAGTATATTTTTCCCAATCTTCTTCCTTCAAAGTATAAAACTCTGCTAGTATAGGAGCTATATCTATAGTTCCAAGCTCTAATAAACTATAATTTTTAAATAAGTGGATGTTTTTCAACTTTACATTTTCTTGAGGGGTGAAAAAATCTAGTATCTAATTTAATAGATGAGTCTTTAAGAGTATATTTAGAATAAATATCTTCATAGTAATCTATAGGAATATCTAAATAATTAGATAGCAACTCTATGTTGTTTTTATCATCTATAATTTGCTTAATTCTCATCGGACGTTGATTTAAAGCTTCTGGAGATAGTTTAGTCCATTTGTAGTCAACATTACTAGTCCCAGAAGTTGCTAGTGCTGCAAGAGATTCAGCTGATGCAATTGAATCTTTTCTACTTAAAAGAATAATTTTTTCATATCTTTTAGTTAATTGAAAGAAAAATTCAGGAGGACGTCTAGTAATAATAGCTTTAGTAACAGTATCGTACGTAAGAACTTTTCCTTTTGAGAACGGTTCAAAGCACATTTCTAAATTATAAGCACTTGCTATACTTCTACATAAATTTGAACTACCGCTTCTAGGATGTGCAATTATTAAACAGTTTTTCATATAATACTTTTATTTTTTTCTGTATCTATATATGCCCAATTGCATAAACTATATCTTTCTCCTTCTACTACTTTAGTTACTTTATGAACCAAAGATGAATTAAAAATACATAACGTACCTTCTTTTTTTTCTATAACACTTTCTTTTAAATTTTCTCTTATAATAAGGTTGCCTCCTGTATAATCTGTATTTAAAAAAATTACAAAAGTAAAGTATTCTCTCCTTCCTTCAGAACTCATAAGATCATTATGCCATTGAAAATGATCTCCAGGACGGTATTTTATAAATTCAAATTTAGAATCTAATTCAAAATTTCTATTAGATTCGTTTATAAAAGTAAGAAGTTTAGGAGTTAAAGAAGGAAGAGAGATAAATTTTAAAAGACAATTTCTTTCATAATCTTTTTGAGGAGCTTCTCTAAAGCTAGAAACAGAAGAAATAAGGTCCTTACATTCTTCTGAAGAAAGAAAATTATCTACAACCTTAATCATTTAAGTTACTCTACAGATGCTTTTAAATGAGATATAAAATTAGTAACAATAGTACGAATTTGATCTCTTTCAGCTGAGGGGACAGGAAGAGTTTGTCTATTCTCTAATTCTTGAACTGTAATTTCTTTGTATACTGCCATGATTGTTTATTTATTATGAACTAAAATACGATGTGCATAAAAATTATGATTTTTTCCTACATCATGTAAGTTATAAACTTTAGTTTTGCTATTAATTATCTCAATAGATAGAATAGAAACTAAATTTTTATCTATAGTTTGAAGAGAATCTCCTATTGAAAGGTCTTTAGCTTTAACCCAAGTACCGTTACTATAAAAAGGATGTTCTGCAGTAGTAGTTATATTTTCTATACCATTGATTTTTAACTTAACTAGACTATCTACTTCTTTAGATTCTACCGATCCTATTCTACCGACTTCATTTTTTCCTGATTCCTCGTTATAAGTTAGTATTTCATCACCAGGTAAAAGATCTTCTATATTTTTATAGCCATCGTCTGATATAGAGATAAGAGTACCTGCTGTAAAGCAGTAAGCGGGTGCCTCCATACGTGCACCGCCAAAAGGGTTGTGAACTAGTAAATTATTAGTTGAACCTTTAATAATGTAGGTATCTACTTCTTCAAAATTGGGAGCAATTACACTGTGTTCTCCTGGTGTATCTGAAATTACAAGTGAAGCAGAAACAATAGCAAATGATGTACCGTTTTCGTTAAATAATCTATCGCCTATCTTAACATTATTGACATTCTGCCAAGTAATCACACTAGAACCAGAAGACATTACAGGTAAAACATTAGTACCTCCTAACTTAAATACATCACCTGTTTCTAATGTTAGATTATATATACTATGATTACTATTATTACTATAAGATTTTGTACTTACAATTATAGAAGAAGTAATATAAGATCCAGAAGGAAAGGTTGATCCAGAATGGTACCAGTCATTCAATTCAGAAAACTTATCCGAATCAGGAGAACCAGAAACAAAATAAGATTTGTAAAGATAATCTGAACCTGTTAATGCTGATGAAATAACTACACTTTCTTCTGATGCGCTAAGGATTTCATGCTGTACCCATACTCCTTCTAATCCTCTAGGAAAATTTGTAGTAAATTCTAATCTGTGTTTATCATCTACTTCATTTATCAACTCACTTCCAGTGACTAAGGTATCCGGAAGTTCAAATATCGATGGGGTTATATATTCACCAACAAAACATAAATCTAGATCAGGACCATAAGTAATCTGCATTGAACGAACTGATAAGGCTTTAGAGCCTGATAAATAAGGAATATAGTTAGTAACTACACTGTTATCGTTAATTGATTCCGATAAAAAAGTATTAACCCTATAATCTGAACCGGTATCTGGAAGTCCTAATTTATATAGCCGAATTGAAGAATGTGTTGCTCCAGTTGTTTCAGTTTTACTAACAAAGTCTGGTAAGTTGTTATCATTAAATGACTGTGTTAAACTGTTTATGATTCCCTTATCTGAGGATGAAATATATACAGGTACTATCGATGCTAAATCATTTTGGCTATCAAATAAATCATAAAGTTCTAATTCTGATTTAGCATATTTAGAATCTAGAATTGCTGCTTCATCATAGGCTAACCTAAGTATAAATTTATTAGAAGTATCTTCTGGTTGCTCAACATATAAAGTACAAGAAGATTCTTCCTGTCTAAAAACGGAAGTAATATTAGGAGCACTAGCAGAAACAAATTCTTCTAACTTTTCAACAATATTAGTTTGAAAAGGTTTAAAGATAATATGAAGAGTATCAAAAACACTGCCTGATATTACACTTTGGAAATTTGTAAAATCTAAATTATTTGTAACATTATAATCTGTCAGGCCGGTATCAGTATTAATTTCTAATAACCTAGCATTATTTGAAGAATCGAATACAAAATCTGCTGAAAAAAGGGTTCCTTTCATCTATATTTAGTTTTTATATAAATATCTAGTTTTTAGGAATATAATTAAACTAGTCTCAAAGTAGAGTAACAGACAGAACATAACTGACCTGCTCCTTCTATATATCCATGCCGGAAATCTATATGATCATTAAAACGGTACTCTGTATCAGCATCACAGCTAACACATTTTTCAATTGGATTGTTCTTCATTTTACATTAATAAAAAATAAATACTTCTTCCCATAGAAGCAGTTGTGAAAGCACCAGCTATGCCTAATTTAAAATGCTTTACTACTTCTACTATATCAACCAGACTAAAATACCATAGTCCTACTAAGACTGCATCACCAGCCATCATAAAAGTAATACTTGCTAAAGCAAACTCTTTTGGTAATCTTATAGCTATCATCCATAGTACTACAGTAAATATAGCTAAAAAAATTATAAACGCAAACCCTATTAGAAAACTCATTCTCCGAACAATTCTTTAATATCTTCATTACGCCATCCTACTGCTCTAGAGATTTCTCTGAGTAACTCTATATATTCATCCCAAGTAATATCAGAATGATCGATTTCAACTGTAAGTTTTCTATCCCAATGTTTAACTGAAACTTTAAATGGAGTATTATCTTTCATTACAATTTTTATTATGTTTGTTAAACCATCCTCCACACTTACATTTAATATAGTAAGCTGTAGTTGCTATTAGCGGTGAGCTAGCAAAGGCTGTCCAAATGTTTGGATGCCAATGCTCTCCACAAATTCCTAAAGTGTGTCTAATAACTTCAACCATTACACTAATGCTGTAGCTAACTTAAACAACTCTTTATTCACTTTCATATCCTTCTCAAAGGATTTGATCTTACGAACCTTACGTACTTTAGCTCCAGTTAAAGCAGCATGGAAGTCTCCTTGAGTAATCTTCTCCTGGATTACGTTAAATACAGACCAAAGTGAATCACCTTTATCAGCTTCACGTTTAGGATCTAAAATATCGTCAATAGTTTCTTCATCATACTGAAGTTCTTTTACTCCAGCTCTAATTAACATAGCATCTAAAGCCATCTTTCTCTTCTCATCTTCAGTCAAGATACGATTCTTCATATCATTCATTACTTGAACTCTATTAGGAAGATCTTCAACAGCTTGACGAACTACGTTACGTAACTCTTCAAACGTATAACCTTTATGCTTAATCCTAAAATCACTAAACTGCTCATCAGCAACTACTAAACCATTACTACAAACTAATCTAAAGATACCAACACTAAACTTAAACGATTGCATACCATCATGAGAATTAGTAAGAAGTATTCTAGGGTAAGCATCATCACCATCTTTAGAAGTGATTTTAATATCAGGATTCTGGAAAGCAACCATGTGCTTTGAAAAGATAGTCCCTTCTACTTTACGAGATTTTCTCTGAGCAGCTTGTACTGGTAGCCATCCTAATTTCTCTAGGTCATCTATAATAGTTTCAGTATTTACAAATAGATACTTATCACTAACGTCTGGGTTAGTAGGAGCATCTGCAAATACTAAAGGAGAGGAGTTTCTAATTTGATCTTTGGTGAGGTACCCATCTAAACCTTGACCGAAACTTAACATAACATCATTCATAATTATAACCTTTTAATTGTTTAACTTACTTAAATATATGAATAAAATCTTTGTAAACCAACTTTTTGTTAAAAAAACTACCAAGATTTCAAAACTTCTATAAGTTCCCAGGTATCAATCTGCTCATCGACAAGATTATTCGAATGATAATGATCTAAACCAGTCTGTAATGCTTGAATCCACTGCTTTTGAGGAAGGCTTATTTCGTAAGCCATATCTGCTCCTTCAAAACTAATTTCAAATAGTTTAGCAGTACGGGAATTATTCTGCATTGATTCTTTAATAGCATTAACTATGGAGTTAGTAATTTTTATATCTTTAGATCTAAAAAGAGATTCAAACTCTTCAGGAGAATTAAAATGTATCTTAACCACGATTTTCTGATATTTTTCTTGCTTTATCCCATATCTTACTCTTTTCTAAAGAGCCGGTATCTGAATAATCAACAACGTTATTAGTACCCCAAGTATATACTGGGCCGAAGTATTCATAAGTCATCATAGGAACATCTACGTTACCCAACTCAGTATATTGAGGTTGAGTAATTCTTCTAGGTCCATTAAATGCTCTAAAATCTTTAGTAGTCACTCTATGCCACTTATCATTCATGAAAATTTCTAAACAACCAGCAGTATTATACTCGTTGATTAAGTTTTGCGTTTCTAGTCCGCCTTTTTCTGCCATAACCTTTATTATTATTTACTTAATATATGAATATAAAATTAGATATCCAACTCATAATTACTAAATTTTCTCATGTAGGATGTCATTTTAGTACCGTTACCGTCTTTGAACTCGTATCCTTTTCTAAAGAATTTTCTTACATTACCGGCCCCAGCTAAATGAGCTGCTGCTAATATTCCAGATTGAGTTACAAAGACTCCATTGACTACTTTACCGTCATATTTTTGAATATACCTTCTTAAAATTTTCTTGTTATGAACTAAGAGGTCTTCCATAGCCTGTTCTTGAATAGTAGGATCAGATAGAAATTGACGGTTAGATATATTTTTATACCCTAAATTATTAAGAGTCTTTCTACCAAACTGATACTTTCCTAAATATCCGAATTGGTTAACTGCTTTATAGTTTCCGGAAGACTCTCTCATTCCTAAGTCTTCTAGAAATTTATCGTGATTTTTTATAACAAGCTCTACTTTAGGAGCTTCTATCTTTGGGGTAATAACATTCAAGGCCAAGGGCCTCGAGGGAGGTTCTTCAATAGGATTAACTTTCATTCTAGAT